AGCCCAGCCCTCAACGGCCCCTCAGCCGCATCACGCTTCGCCGCATACCGTCGCAAGCTCATCAGGCTACCCCGCCCGATTTGTTCTGGTACTTCGCCAGGTTGTAAAGCGTGATCTGCGCCTCCGTGAGCCAGCCCTGTATCTCAAGGCTCGAGGCGTGCAGTCCAAACGCCGCAATCTGAATGTCCTCGCCAACTGATCCCGCCAGTATGACCACGGTGTCGCACTGGACCTCGCCGCTCTCAATCCTGTCGGCCCACCGCCGAAGGCCAGAAGCCATGTCAGATAGGTCGATCGTTCGCAGTTCAAGCAACTTTGCGGTCATAAAATTCCCCCAAAATTTTCTACCAGCAGGAAAAAAATAGTGACCAGATGAGAGGAGGCGTCCTGTGCGGCGGGTGAAGGGCCGAGACGCGCGCGTAGATGTGGGGCCGGGTCGCGCGAGTAGGGTCCCCTTTGACCGTTGGAGAGGGCCTGGTTGAGCGTGGAGTGAGGTCTACTTCGCATAATGGGTCCGCTGTGCTACCTTGGCGTAATGTATACGGTTGAGAAAGAGAAGGCCTATCAGCGCGAGTGGCGTCGCAGGCCTGAGAACCGCGAGCGCTTGAAGGCTAAAGCAGCTGCGTTCTATCGAACAGTAGACGGTCGATCGTACTCGCTTTGGAGCGCAGCCAAGCATCGGGCGCGCAAGGCGAATGTGCCATTCGTGCTGGCATGGCAAGACGTCAAGGCGCTGCTTGTGGCTGCATTAGACGCGCGCTACGTCGCGATCAACGCCGGCGGGCACATGTCCCCTTCACTTGATCGCATTCATCCTCCCGATGGCTACGTGCTTGGCAACGTCCAGATCGTACCGTTTTGGTATAACATGGCCAAGAACAAGTTTAAGCAGGCCGACATCCTCGAAGCGGTCAGAGCGTTCGCAAGTACGCTGTAATTCTGAGTGGTTCAATTCGCTGAGGGGGAATGGGTGTTTCACGTGGAACATACCGCGTCCAGGCGCGAGTGTGAGCGCGCGCGGATTGGATTGCCTGGCCTGCTGGATCGAGTCTGATCGAGCGCCCGAGCAGTGCACAATAGTTCGTTGTACGAACTACATAGGGGTCGTGCATGTGATTGATTCAATGGGGCGCGTTGAAACTTAACTTGACACGCATTGCGCTTGAGTATCCAGTCTGAGTCCTGCGGTGACTTCGAGAGAGGCGTCCGCATCATGACCGAGGCATTCCTGAACCACTCGGACGATCAGCCGACATCCACCGGGTTAGGCTGGTGAGCACCTTTCAGCGGGGTGCCCGGTGGTTTACCGGATGAGACTTGAGATTTCGGACTCGGCTTGGAGCATGCAGGCCTCGAAGGTTTCGCGCATATCGTCCTGGGTTCGCTCATCCGGCGGGATGCGTTCCATCTGCGCTACCCAAGCGTTTTTGGCTCTGACCAGCACGGGCACGGTGCTGTGCAGTTGCGGGCTGATGTGCAGGCCCGTGCCGTCGTAGTGACTCTGGCCGTAGCAGTGCGGGCTCGCACTCGTGCGGCGCCAGATGTAGGCGAGCAGATGCCGATTGCCCTGCGCGCTCACCGGTTCCACGGCTGATCCCCATTGAGCAGGGCTGCGACGCTCTGTGGCCCTGGGAGTGCCGTATAGCGGCTGGGGCCGGCAATGGCGGGCAAGCTCTCGCGCACGTGCTCGGCGTCCTGCACGGCCTCGAAATGCTCGGTGAAGCGCTTTTCCAGGAAATGCAGCTTGTCCTCGTCACACATCGCGATCGCGCCATACCCGCCCAGCATGCGCGCGCAGCGGTCCGTGACCGCATCCCCGGTGATCGCCCCGCCGCGGTACGCGCTCGAGGCTGCCCAATCCACCGCGCGCGCCCAGGCTTCCCCGGCCGTTTGCCGGCCCGCCTTGCGCAATTGCTCGAAGTCGTAGGGCGTGGGCATGAACTGGCAGCTCTTGACCAAGTGCGCCGCAGCCTCGCGGAACCTGCCAATGTCCCAGCGCTGCATGGCGGACCAGAACAGCTCGAGCGCTTCGGCCGATAGCTTCTTGCCGCGAAGCTCTGCGAATCCGACGACAATGGCGGCGAACTCGGGCCTGTCATGGTGCTCCATCGTAAACCCTCCCGCGGCGTAAGAATTCCTGCCCTGCAGCGACGTTTGCGCTCAGGCTCCCGTGCCCAGCGCCGTTGATCCCGTTGGTTTTCAGCTCGAACAACCCTTTCCAGCCGTTCGCGATCGACTGCTCGACCACGGCGGCTTGGGTATCCCCGAAGGCTGCGAGCTTGCGCATGGCTGCCGGAATGCTCGCGGGTTTGAGCTTTCGGTATCCCTGCCAGCTCTCCCACGCTTGCAGATTCAGTCCGGCAGGTGGCTCAAAGGGGGTAGGGGGTTTCTTCTTCTGCTTATCTTCTGCTAATGCTTCTGCATGCATTACCGTAACGTTACTGTGCTTTTTCGTTGTTACATCACGGCGTGACGTCACGGAATCACGGTGTTTCTCGCGCCAACGGCGCACGCGCTCGCGGTTTTGTTCCTGCATGGCGCTGCGCGTGACGGCTGTGCGGTACTTCAGCCCGTTGAGCAAATACCAGCCCCCAGGCACGCGCTCTATGCGCCTGCCCTCGAATTCCTGCTCGGGCCCGTTCGGGTCCGGGGCCAGGAACGAGGCGAGCGCGGCCTCGGTATCCTCGAGGCTCACGCGCGCGCGCGCCGCGAGGTTTTCAGCGCAGGCAAAGTGCGCAATTGCATCCTCGTCCATCGCTGCTACCAGGGTAATCCAGACCAGTCTGTGCGGGTCTGGCGCCAGCCAAATACTCGAGTCGAGTATTTTCGTGAACAGCTTGTTATACATGGCTGCGATTATGTAACGCTCTGACCATTACCTGTCAAGCGAGCGTGAAATGCTTCAAGCATTGCCCAAGCATTGCTTGCGCATTGCGTTACACGCCGTTACTGTAACGTTACGCAGAAGCCATTCCGGCGCACCATACCCGGACACCTGCACAGGGCCCGCCGGATAGGATCACCGGCGGGCCCTGGCCCTCACTCCTTCGGCACAAACCTCACATCGAACGGGCCCGGCGCGGGCCGGAAGTCGCGGCGCTCGAGCGGCCGCAGATGGTCGTACAGCTGCGGCTCCGGCCTTTCGGCCGGCGCATCGAGCACCACCGGCGATGGCGTGTAGGTCTCGCACCAGGCCAACCACTGGCTGTCGATGGTCTCCGGGTTCGTCTCACAGGCATGCAGGAAGGCCGCCCAGGTCGAGCCAGCGGGCAATCGGTGCCGGATGGCCACCTGTACGCGCTCCGGGGTCAATCGTGGCACCACGGGGCTTGTAGGCGGTTTTACGGGGGGCGCCTTTTCGAGCTTGGGCGGCTCCGCGGGCATGTCGATCACGGTTTCCTCATCACCGACCGTAGGCGTCACCGCGCGCATCCGCTCGCGCGTCATGCGCACGCGGTTTTCCTCAAGCACTTCCTCATTCGCGAGCCGACGCGCCGGCAGCACCCGTTCCCACTCATCCGGGTTTGGCAGCCCCATCAACTCCCAGACCGTCAGTCCAGTCGCCTTGTACAGCCCCGGCAAGTGCTCGCGGCTGGGGCTTCGCCGCCCGTGTTTGTAGCGCGATAATTCCGCCGGCGTGAGATCGAGCATCGCGCACAATTCCCCCGTGCTTTTGCCAAGGTCGATTTGGTCGCGAATCCATACGCCGAGCTTGTTTTTACGGGGTATCATGATTATTTCCAAAGTGGCTATTGACAGATGTGGCAAAGTGTGAAACGATGGTACCACTAGGCCGGAAACCTAGCTAGGTTAAATCGTCACCACAACGGAGAAACGTCACATGTCAGCCTACCTTGTAGGAAAGACCCACATCGCCACCCTGGCCACCTACGCGGCCGGCGGCCAACGCCACGTGTCGCAGCGCTTTGGTTCGCTGGTGGATATCGCCAACCTGCTCGCCGCAGCGAACGCCGATAGCGTCAATGCCCGGTATCGCACCGATGACCTGCCCGAGCTGTTCGAGAGCTCGCAGGAAGTCTGGAACGCCGCGCGCCTGGAACTGCACCTGCCCGTCGTCATGCTCAAGGCCTGCCATTGCCTTGAGTACCAGTCCTGCGAGTTTGACGGCTGGGTCTCGAGCGCGGCGCGCGAGCTGTTGACGCAGATCGAATCCAAGGCCATCCGCAGCCTGCCAGGCTATGACGACGCCGAGGGCTGGAGCATTGATCCGGCGCCGGCGAACGCGCCCAAGGTCATGAGCCTGTACGCCATGAGTCAGGGTGCCTATCGCAAGTCGGTGCGCCCGTGAGCCGCCGCCAGCTGCACCTGTGGGCCTGCGATTGCATCTATTTGGCCCGCAGGCTCAAGGATCGCGAACTGCTGCGCACGGCGCACGCGCTCTTGAACGAAGCTATCCGCATGGGGAGGGCAGGCCTGTGAGCAAATACGACACGGCCGACGCGGGCCTCGCCGCCATGCGCAAGGTCGCGGTACACGATCGCCTGATGGAAGCTTTGAGCCTGTGCGCCGCGCAGCTTGATTCGCTCTACCAGGATTCGCGCGGCATCGACACTGACGTCGAGGAAGCCTTGCACGCGGCGCGTGCGATCTTGCTCGACATTCAGCACTGGCGGCCGACAGACCGGCGCCGGCCAGCACAGGAAGCGTTGCCACTCGGTTGAGCCTTGCGCACTGGTGCCGCTGGAGGGCGGCGCCAGGACGGAATGCTTACCACCACAGGGGATCAGAGAACATGGCCAAGGAAGTCACCAAAACCGCCACGCCCAATCGCGCGAGCCTGCTGCAGAAATTCGCCGCGCGCTACAGTGTCGAGCCCGACAAGTTGCTGGCATCGCTCAAGCAGACGGCGTTCCATTCCAGCAAGGAAGTCACCGACGCGCAGATGCTCGCCTTGTTGGTGATCGCAGACCAGTATGGGTTGAACGTATTCACCCGCGAACTGTTCGCGTTTCCAGACGACAAGAAAGGCGGCATCGTGCCCGTTGTCAGCGTCGATGGATGGACGCGCATTATCAACGGCCACAAGCAACTGGCCGCCATTGAGTTTGAATACGCGCCCGATGATTCTGATGATCCGTGGATCGCCTGCACCATCACGCGCAAGGATCGCCAGAAGCCCTTGACCGTGCGCGAGTACTTGAGCGAATGCCGCCGGGAAACAGGCCCGTGGAAGTCGCACCCGCGCCGAATGCTTCGGCACAAATCCTTAATTCAAGCTGCCCGCATCGCCTTCGGATTCGCCGGCATCTATGACCCGGACGAAGCCGAGCGCATCGCCAACGCCACCGCCATTGACGGCACGTTCAAGGACGTGACCGGCAAGCCCGCGATCGCCGGCAAGGTCGCGCGCGAGAAGCCTGCCCATTATGACGAATGGCTCGACAACCTGCGCCCCGTGGCCGACGATGGCAACGAAGCGCTGGAAGCCATGTTCGCCAATGCGCCAGCGGACATGCGCGCGTACCTGACCGTGGAAGATTCAAAGGTATGGGAAGCACTGCGAGCCAAGGCCGCGGCGCAGACGATCCCGTGATTACGACAGACTGGAAAGGCGCAAGGCCCTGCGTGGAGTGCGCGTATTGTTTGCCTACAAAATGGTGGATTCGCTTCACGAAGATGATGCAGTGGGAACCGCGCTGCGGGCATCCTAAGCTGCGAGACCGTATCGACGCCACGCCGCGACCGTGCGTAACGGTTCGGATCAACGAGTGCAACGGAATCGACTGGTTTAGGCAACGCGAATGACTTTCACGATTGTCAGTGCCGATCAGAGGTCCCCGGAATGGTTTTCCGCCAGGCTAGGGCGCGTCACAGGATCGCGCGCGGCCGATGTGACGGCAACGATCAAGTCCGCGGGCGAGGCCGCAGCGCGGCGCGACTATCGGCTGCAATTGGTCTGCGAGCGATTGACCGGCCAGTCGCAGGATGACGTATTTATCAACAAGGAAATGCAGCGCGGGATTGACCTCGAGCCCGCCGCACGCGCCGCCTACGAAGCCGCGACCGGCACGCTGGTGCGCACGACGGGCTTCCTGTCGCACACCGAACACATGGCCGGCTGTTCGCTCGACGGCGATGTCGGGAACTTCGCTGGCATCCTCGAGCTAAAGTGTCCGAAAAGTTCCACGCACCTGAAGTACCTGCGCGGCAAGACGCTGCCGCCAGAATACTTAGCGCAAGTGACTCACAATGCGTGGGTATCCGGCGCCAAATTTGTTGATTTCGGCAGCTTCGACGATCGCTTCCCGCTGCACCTGCAACTGTTCCGCGTGCGCGTGTATCGCGAGCAGCTGGCGATTGCGGCGTACGAATCCGAAGCGCTGCGGTTTCTCACGGAAGTTGCCGCGCTTGAGGCTGAGCTGCGAGAGTTCAAAAATGAAGTGTAAGCGTAAGTCTGCGAAGCGCAAAACACCGTTGATTCAGCAGCATGCAGCGCTGCTCTTTAATCACGCGCGGCAGATCACGATGCTGAATAACCAATTGGTCGGCCTACAGACTATCGTGACTACCCTGCAAGTCTCGGAACGGCATGTGCGCGATCTATCGGTAGCGACTGCGAGGATTGAGCAAAACGTGAGCAGAGCGGCCGTGCGCGCGCTATACGATGCGCTGCTGCTGTACATGGACGAAAAGGACATAGAGGTCGATTAGCAAAGCCTGCGTGACCGGCGCGCGGCCGGCAGGGTGTGACGCCCTTCCAACGGCAGGTAAGCCTGCCAGGCCCTACGGAGGATTTATGCAAACTTGGAAATGTACTGCGTGCGGCTGCATTGCCGAGGAGGACGAGCTCGGTGTCCGCGAAGTGTACGAGGACGCCGAGTTTTGGGGCGCCCAGGTACGACGCGCCGAGGTCGTCACGTTGTGCCCGCGCTGCGGGAGTGAGGACATCGAGGAAGTCGAGTGCTGCGAGCACTGCGGACTGAATCCGCCAGTAGAGGGCGGCGATTATTGCGAGGGCTGCGAAGCCGAGGAGTCGATCACATGACTGAGAATCACAACATTGAACCGAGCGATCAAAGCCTCATGCCCGGCCAGTTGTTTTTTTATCATCCAGGTAGAGAGCCCGTCATCCTGCCGAGTGCCGCGCTGATCCGCGCCTGTCAGGAGCTGGACAAGCTCCGTAAGCTGCGCGAGTTGAGGAAGGCGATTGAGGAGGTGACGAAATGAGTCCCGCAGAGCAAGCCCGCATCGATGCGGCACGCCTTGAGCGCGTGATGCAATGGCACCTGCTGAATGGCTCGCACGATGGCAAGGACGAAAGTCAGCTCTGCGTGATGGAAGCCGTCGCCTTTGTGGCCGGTGAGCCGTGGAGCGATTCGCCGACGTGCGCGTGCCCGGTCATCAGTTCGTTCATGCGCAACTGGAACGATTCACTGCCAACCGATGCAGACCGCGACCGGATGCTCAAGCCACTGATTCCTGATCTGGTGGGCACCAAGTCCACCAAAGCCATCGAAGAGCGCCGCGGCTACATGGCACTCGACTGGCTGGTGCGCGTGCATACGCCGGCATGGTTGGATCGCGTCGAATCACTCAAGCCGCACGCCAAGGCGCTGCGCGACCTTGAGGAAATCGCCGACATGGCTGGCGCTGTTGCTGCTGGCAAGTTGACGAGAGCTGCGCGAGCGGATGCGAGCGCAGCGTGGGCCGCAGCGTGGGCCGCAGCGTGGGCCGCAGCGAGGGACGCAGCGGGGGCCGCAGCGAGGGCCGCAGCGAGGGCCGCAGCGTGGGCCGCAGCGTGGGACGCAGCGTGGGCCGCAGCGGGGGCCGCACTCAAACCCACTGTCGAATGGCTGCAGACCAGCGCTGTTGATCTGGTCAAGCGCATGTGTGCGCTCAAGGCGGATGCATGACCCCCCGCCAATGGGTCGAGCTGGGCATGGCCGCCCTCGTCATAGGCTGGCTCACCTGGGAGGTTGTGCAAGAGCGCCGGGCGTATCGGGGCAGGCATAACAGGCGGGTCAGATTGCCAGCGCCTTATGTAGATGATCGCAGTTCTCTAGAATCTTTCAAAAGGATGTATCCGAAATGAGCAAGTCCGAAACGATCAAGATTGACGATATCGAATACGTGCGCCGTGATGCCATCCCTGAAACTGCTGGCGATGTGAAGATCGCCGTGCTGGATCGAGGATTCGTATACGTAGGCCGCGTGAGCTACGACGGCGATTTCCTGATCCTCAGCAATGCCAAGAATATCCGCAAGTGGGGAACCACCAAGGGCCTTGGCGAGCTGGTCAATGGCCCCCTGCCAGACACCGTAACAGATTCAGTGGGGACTGTGCGTGCGCCCATGCGTGCGCTGATCTCGCTGATTGATGTGGTAGGTGCGAAGTGGAAAGGCATCTGACCTTAGACGGCGACGGCTACGGCTACGGCTACGGCGACGGCTACGGCGACGGCGACGGCGACGGCGACGGCTACGGCTACGGCTACGGCTACGGCTACGGCGACGGCGACGGCTACGGCTACGGCTACGGCGACGGCGACGGCTACGGCGACGGCGACGGCGGTTCTCTATGACCCTCCTCCGCCGCTTGCTGCACTGGCACCGATGGGGGCCGATGTATGGCCTGCTGCCCGATGGCACGTATGGCAACGTCTGTTCCAGATGCGGCGCTATGCGC